CCATGCCACGTGTGACTGTGTCTTGGTAGAGGATTGCTCCCCAGATGTTTGAGTCGTTGAAGTCAGGACTGTTGACCATTCTAAGACGCATAGCATGAACTTTCTCCATCTTGTCTGCTTCTGTGTACGCTTGTCCGTAGCGTTCTAGTACGCCACCGGTTGAACCACCACTGTGGTCCATTGCTGCAATAAATCTCGGATCACTCATAACTCTCTCCTGTTTCACGGAAGAAGTTTTCACTCCAAAATGCTTTGTCATCAATCCATACATCGTAGTTTTCTTTTTCGCCTACACTTAGTTCATGATGCTTTGCACCCCAATCCATTAGTTGTTTGTATGTAAGTTCGTAATAATCTACACCGCTTACACAGCCACGTGCTGTCATGTATTTGATTGTATGTCCTGCATCGTATAATGCATTTACTCGTGCAATCCGCTCTGGCATTGGAATATGATTAGCATAGTCTTTTTTACCGGTGCCATCCATAAAGTAAACTTCTTGACAAATAGTGCCGTCGATATCAATAACGTATTTCATTAAAAGTCCTTTATATTTTTAATTTTTTTCATTCTGGTACTTGCATACCTTTTTTGGTAAAACTTTTTGCTCGGCGAATAATTTCTTTTTCACATAATCGACTATTGCTCAAATGATGCTTCCACTTTTTATATAGTTTAGCATAATTATTATTCTTTCTTGCCATCTCATTTACCAGCTTTAGCATCTTTTTCTGCTTTAGATAGTTTGTTATTCCATTGATTGTTGCTAATACCAAGTTCGCTGGGCATTGCTTTAGTTTTGCCTTTTGTAATCTCTCCACCTTTAGCGAGAAACTCTGCTTTCATACGTTCTAGTTCTTCATCTTTTTTATTTGGACTATGATTCATTGACATTAATTAATGTACTCCATTTTTTAAGTTTCTCTTTTTTATAATCTGATCGATCATGTAATTCACGCCAATCTGTAATGCCATGGCCTACCATAAGTTCGATCATGCAATGTACATCGCCAATCTCTTCTACTAGTTTAACACGTTGATCTTCTTCAATCAAGTCTAAAGATTCGTATTTGCGCATTATTTTGCTACATCTTTGTGTAAGCTCACCGCACTCTTCCGCAGTAATAATCATAAGTTGCTGTAGTGTGTTTATTGGACTATTTTTCATTGACATATCCTATACATATACTTCGCTAACAAGCTGATTATGATTATTATTCACAAAACTATACTCAGTGTCAACATTTTCTATTTCAATAAAGTTATCAAATGTAATGTTCCAATCTTGTGTTCGTACTAGATCGTTATACATATCTACTATTTCTGTGTCTTGTGATTCTCTATCTAACCAAAAATGATAAAATGCTTGCATACGTTCAATAGGCGGAACATCATCAGTTTGAATACCATCCATTGCAAATTGCTGTGCCATAGAGCCTAGTGTTTCAATGCCATTGTCTAAAAGAAATATCCAGTTGTCTAGTTCAGATTGACTAGGATTTCTGCCTTCGAATATTTCAAATGCTGCTTCGACTTTAACTCTAGTTGTGATACTAGGATTAAAGTCTTCAATTTCATCTAACTTCTGCACATACTTGCCTGCATCAAAATCATACAAACTGTTTTTCTCTAGTATAGTTCTTACTGAGCTTTCTGATATATTCGGATCGTTGCTTTTAATATGAGCAACATGTGCAGCAACTCTAGGTGCAGCAAAACTAGTTCCTTCTATTCCCCAGCCATCGCCTGATTCATAATAATGGACAACTGCACTGCCTTGATCACTCCAGGCATAAATTTTATCATCGTATTGACTATAGGCACCAACCATAATAGGAAATATACTGTTTGCAAAGGTTCCATTTGTTGCTCCTTCGGTGCCGTCATTGCCTGCGCTAGCAGTAACAGTTACTCCATTTTTCCATAAAAATTCATTAGCTTCTAAATAATTGCCGTTAGAAGAGTGTTCAGGAGCATCGTCATACTCGCCAATAAATGGGTATGTTGTATCAATATCTCTACCCCAACTAGCATTAATGACATCCGGGGCAAAATCGTTATACACTCTAATTAGTGGCATCGGATCTTTATTTTCATCAAGGTCCTCAGCAATTACAGTAACTTCTGTACTATCGCTTTGGAATTCGCCATAAAAGTTTTTTAGTACTTGAGGACCATGCGATGTAGATGTTTGAAAACGATCAAGAATAACAACTACTGGCTCAGATGACGAATTATATGATAACGTATTATTGTTATCGTCATTGTTATCACTACCGCCGCAGGCTGCTAACAATAGTGGTGAAATAACGTACGATCTTTTTAGTTTATCTTTCATATTCTTGCTTGAACCTCCAGTTACAGTATGCTTCCCAACCATATTCATACATAGCGTATGCAACAATAAAGCCAACCCAAGGAATACTAAATGCAGCAGTCATCATAAGATCTGCTGTTAAAAACGCTGTGGGATAATCATACCACCGTATCAACGCTTTACTCCTAACTCTTTGTATACCATTTGTACACCCTTTGCTTGAAAGTAAGCGTCTGCTAGAGCATTGTGCAAGTCACTTTGCATTGCTTTGCGTGGATCTACTTTTGCCATTAGGAATAATGTACGTGAGTCACGCACTTGCCAAAATTGCCACGGAATAGGCTTACCACGTTGACGTAACATATCTTCAATGATAGTAATATCAAATCCATATCCGTGTCCCCACAGCACATCAACACCTACCATCCATTTGGGCAAACTATCTAAGAACACATCCATGTGTTCACGTCCTTCAGTACTAAATGCTTCTTCTTGTACTTTAGGATCCTGCTTGCTCCACCAGGCAATAGTATCGTCACTAACATCTCTGTCCTGTGAGTCTAGGTCTAGTTTGTAGTAAAATTCACTGTGCGGTTCGCTGTTGTCTAAAGGATTAAACTTTACACCACCTACTGTTAGCACTGCTGTTCGAGGAGTAGTATGTAGGGTTTCTAAATCAATCATTGCATGTACAGGCATTAGAGTTCCTTAATAGTTTATATTATTAAAGTAACACATTTTGATGTCATTGTCAACAGTTATCTAAACATAAAAGTATAATTTATTCTTTTATTTTCGTAACCCGGAAGTGTTTCTACAGGTTGCGACTTATGATAAAATAGTGAATTAAATATTACAGCTTTGTTATATCCATAATTAATTCTAACAGGTTCTTTCCCTGTGGACTTTAAAAATTCTCTTACTTCATCAGGTTTAAAGTTCTTTTCGTAATAGTCCCAGTCATCAGGTGGCGCTGTGTCCCAAATATATAATCCGTTTGTTTCAGTATCCTGTTTTACTGATTCATTAGGAGTTACCCAAAAATTTAAGTTAGCTGAATTTTTTGTAGGACCTGGATCAGCATGAATATCTACTCCGTATGAAGTTTGATTATAAATGAATGCCCATGCTCTTTCTATATCTAGCTGACTTAGAAATGGAAGTTTTTCTTTTGTTTCTTTAACAATATTTGACAGCACCGGAAACCAAAGCTCGTTTGGTGTAAAATTAATTGCTGCATAATCTTTATAGTAATCATGTCGCATATTAAAATATAAAACAAAATCTCTTAATCTTAAAATATACTCTTCATTTAAAAAATTATCTATTACAACATAACCGAAAGTGTTATATGTGTTATTCAGCATACTCCAATCTAGATTGTGATTTAAAACATTGCTGTCAATTAAACTACGATTACCTAGTTCTTCCTTAGTTATAAAAACATTGTTTTTTACTAGAAAGTCTAGGTAATCTTTACTATCGTTATATGAATTTTGCAAGTTCAGGTGCTTTCCAGCCTTCTGGCTTTAATACTTTGCCGTCTTCACGCTTGCGTACTTTGCCTGTGTCTGGATCAATCTTTGCAAAGTTTGTGTCCATTACTTCTTTCCAGGCCGCTTCTCCGTCCCAGCCTGCTGCTCTAATAGCACCCATAGTAACAACTAAAATATCAACTAATGCGTCTAGTTGTTCTACCTTGTCGTCTGCTGCCACAGCTTCTACAAGCTCGCCTACTTCTTCATCAATAAGCGACAAGTACATTTTGTAGTTGTCTTCACTAGGCGGTTGGTCACACGCTGTGCCAAACGTTTCAATATCTTTAAATGGGTTTGTCATTTATACCTCTTTATGCTGTAACAAATGATGAAGGATCAATTGTTGCGTGTTCACCGTCTGCATATTCTGCACCGAATTGAACTCCGTCGGGCTTTTTATCTGAAAATGCTAGTACACAGTCAGAATCTATCATTCGTAATTCTATTTCACCATGGCCTTCGTCAATTTTAATACTACGAGTCCAACGACCATGTTCAATAAGTATCCAATCACCTACTTTATATGTCTCGTTGTTGTTGGGGCCTTTTGAATGTACTCTTCCCCAACGAGGATAAATTCCTCTTGTTTCTCCATCATCACTTCTTAAAATCAACCCACTTTTTGTAGTCTGTTCTCCAAAGTACATGTCGGAAACTAAAACTCTATCATTAATCGGTTTTAGTGTTCCGTGTATTGTATCTAAATTTATAGCCATTATTCACCTTTTTGTACAAAATTTCCATCTGCGTCTTCTTGCCATTCATCATCTTCTTCTAACATTTCTACTTCTGCTTCTGTTAGAGGTTCTGCAATGTCATCAACTGGAGTAGTACTTGTTTCATTTTTTACAAGTTGTCCTCTTTCATCTTTTGCATATTTTTGATAATGATCTTTTACAATATCTTCTCTTTTTCTTTTAATTTTTCCGCCTGGTCCTAATTCATCGCCACGTGCGTTTACTTTTGCATTGCCAATCGCAGGAACAAGTTCATTCTTTTTACGTAACAAATCCATGTCAACAACTTTGCCTCTCATAGATCTATGTACAATTTGCTTTCTAGCCATATTATTCTCCTTATACTCTACTTATCTCAGGAACTCTCTCCAATCCAGGCCATACTGGATTGAATTAATTCTATGTACGCCGATCAAGTATAACACATAACTTGCTACACTTGAGCCTCTACCTACACCCCACACAATGTCGTTCTCACGCATAAAATCTACAAGATAGACCATATAGCGTAGTAAGTCAATCATACCACGCAGTCTGTATTGTTCATACTCTTCAGAAACCCTAGCCCATTCTTTTGTTGTTAAAATATTATTATCGCCAGGGTCTTGTAGTTTTTCCATCAAATTTGCTTGTAGCCAGTTTAATACATTAAGTGTTTTATATTCGTCAGGCATAAACCATTCACCTTGACATACACCGTCAAAAGTCTTTTGATCTACATCTAATGGAATATACTTTTGTAGTTTGTCTAGACCTTGTTCTTCCATAGCGGAGTTAAACTTGTCTACATCGTCATTTGCATCGCACAATACTACATGCACCTTATCCGCATGACCTGTATAGATCATATCGATAAGATCTTTATTTGTAAATCGTGGGATTCCAAGAGAGTCTGTTTTCATAAGCATACATATATTTTACGATATATTGATAAGATTGTCAAGTCCGTTTTCGCCGGAATCTTCTTCTTTTTTTCTTAAATTCAATCTTCTTGTTTCTTGTTCTATTTTATAGGTATCTATTACTAGAATTATTTGTGATTTTACATCATTATTACAAGTATGATAATATCTACTTAATTGTATAATCTTATCTTCAACTTCGTTATCTGTTAGATGAGATAAATCTCCTACACCAGGGTGCATTATTTAAATCTTCCTAAGTAATTAACAAATATATCTACACCACCATTTGGCGACCAAAATTCAATTATTGTTGGACCGTAATCTGCATTGGCTGGCAAAACAAAAGGTGATGGATAATTTGGACTAAAATGCATGTTTTCAGCATCACTTGTAAAATTTATTTTCCAGTTATCTATAGTTATATCAGTACTGTTTATTTGCAGTGTAAATTTTGCAAATCTATCCTCATATGTTGGATCTGAACTATTACCTAGGGGAAACCCTACAATTTTAAAAGTACCAGTTTTATAACCGCCATCCTCTACTAATGCAGCAAAATTTATATCTAAAAATTGATAATGTCCGTTAGTAAAATTAATTTCAGTAACTACATCACCTTCTTGTGCACCTATATCAAATGTTTTTCCTGTTACTGATTGCTGATTAGCATCAATAATATAGGTTCCTGCAAAATTATTATTTTCTGTTAGTTTTACAGTTTCGTTTTGTAGAAGTTCAATTTCTGCTTTTGCTGCTGTAAAGTTATCTTTAATTGTACTAAAGTTATCTCTAAATCCTTGAGTATCATTATCTACTCCAGCAACTGGATATGCTGCATCAATTGTACTACTTTGTATATTACTGGCCATTGTCTATCCTCTTTTACATATTTATGTATTTTACACGTTGTATTGGTAATTTGCGAACAATATATATTGTTCGTTACTGTTGTTATTTGTTTGGTCGATTATATATCTATCAAATTCAAAATTAATTTTTGTTTGGTCAAATAAATTGTTAGTTATTGCATTTCTAATATTTAGCATTATATTTGTACCTTCTCCTGGTTTACAGAAACATACAGGAATTGCAGTAACATAATCTAATTCCTGTGGAAATGTATTTGCCTGCGGAGTACGCATCCATAACGGCAAATATTCTCTTTCATCCTGTCCAGTTTCTTGTATTCGACTTCTCATGTTATCTATATTAACAATATACTTTTTCTGATCTCTAAAATCACTTGCTCTTATTGCTGTATTATCTGCTTTTATAGTATTTGTTTTAGGTCTTATTCTATATGGTTCGCTATCAGTAATTCCTAACTCTATTTCTACATCTGAGCCGTCTCGTAATTCAATTTCAAAATCATTATTGTCAACATCAACAGTTACATTAGAATCTCTAGTTAATATAATAAGATCGTCACCATTCGGAATAACAAACTTAACTGTGTTTCTACCATATACAGGCAGTTCTTGAAATCCTGTGCCTGTATTAGTAATGTCATCCTTTGTATCGTACTGTATACTATCTGTAGTTATAGTTTCTGTAGTAGAAGCTGTAAATGATTTTCTTGCCTTTCCGTTTATAGGTTGTGACGGATCTATTACTTCTAGATAAATTGCTTCATATATTACTTCATTAGTACCCGGCTGTTTTGCTTCTGCCATTTTAAAATCACCAATTTTAAAATTAGTCCTTTTATGATTAAGAGATGTTGCAGCAACAAAATTAGCAATATCTTGAGTTTCAATACCTGCATATACAAGCATTTTTATTGTAGTTTGTATACCAAATTCAGGATCGTCTGGTCTATAAATTTTATTATTTGGAAAAATTTTAGGATTACTTACAAAACTAGTAAAACTTTGACGTTGTCTTGGTTCTAACAAAGGTTTTACATATATGTTACTATATCTAATTTTGTCATCATCAACTACAGTTATTTTAAATTCTTTAGTTACAGCACTATAACCAAATCTATCTTTTGCTTCTACTGTAAAGACAAAATCTCTATCAAATGTTGAAGACTTAGATTCTAAACTATCAAATACTGTAGAATAATTATCAAATGTAGTTAATCCTAACCCTTCATCATTTATATATTGTCTAGGTTTGCCAATAATATCTCCGTCTAGATTTAATCTCATTCCGTTAGGTAGTTTTCCAGAAATGATTCTATATATTAAATTAGTATCCGGAACAGTAGTAGTTGCATTTAATTTAAACGTACTAACAAAATTAGCTTTTATATTTCCTAAATCACGTTCAGTTAGAAATTCTATTGTACTGTCAATTTCGCCTATTATTCTTATATCAAATGTTTTATCACTGAATGGTAAGTCTACAATTTCATCTTGTTCAAGAACTTTAATTAGTTTTGTAAATGAATCACGTTTGAAAATAGATATACTTATATCTGCGCCGCTGGCAATATTTCTTAAAAGTCCTGGAGTTGCTTCTATATTACTTGTAATTTCAACTCTATCTTCGTTATCTCTGTATATAACAAATGATAGATTTGTTGGTTTCAAATATTTTTTTACTAGTAGACTATTTCTACTATTTGCTGTAGATGGCATTCTTAAACTCCAGAGCTGAGCTGGATCTGCAGGATAAACTTCTGTTAAGTAAATGTTTGTTTGATACTGCGGAGACAATCTTTGTAATGCACCCATTGCAAAATCCATTTGTAGTCTTTGCTCAAATATATTTCTATTTACAGTTTCACTAAGTTCTGCACTTGTATTTGATATAAAACTCCATTTTGAAGAATTAAAATCAACTACTGGGTTTCCTTCGCTATCATTTATAATAGCACCATTATCGTCTTGTTGTGAAACAACTGTGTGTATTCTTGTAGGATCTCCAAATAGATCTAAGTCCGTACTTGATAGTTGATAGATTGCTCCATTGTAATATGCATAATCGCCTAGTATAAATTCCTGGCCTACTTTTAAATTTAGAGATGTTTCTTCTATTAGAATAGCACTACTATCCTTCATTTTAATTCTATATTCTAGGTAAGGTAAAATATCCTTTATTTCATATTTTTCAACAGCATTAAAATTTAAAAATCTACCTAAGTATCTTGTTTTCTCAGTTTCAGATAGACGATTTACAAAAAAGATTTCATCATTAATTACTGCACTTTGGCTTGTAATCAATCTAATCTTAGGAGTTACTGATCTATCTAAAGTTATTAAATCATAATCACTATTACTTCCGTCAACTTTTATAATTTCGTATTCTTTATCATTAATTCTAATTACTTGATTTCTTAAAGATGCTAAATCATCTACTCCGTCTTCTAAGCCTTGTGGTAATTTTGCTACTTTTAAATTATTTCTTCCTATTAATGTATCTTCATTAAATGTACCTATTACTTCAACTGTTCCAGTATCTGCTTCAAATCTTGTTGCTCTAAGTGTAAATTTGTAAGAGTTTGTTATTGCCGGCTGATACGGAACTCGACCTGCAATTTCTCCACTGCCTGTATTTAAAGTTAACCCCGGAGGAAGTAAACTAGGAGTGCGGTCAGGATTGAAATCTAATAATTCGTAAAATACAAAACCTGCAAGTGTATCGCTTTCAATTATATCTGTATATAATGTAACATAGTTATTTGCTCGTTTAAATCCAAGATCGCTCGGTGTAAGCCATACTGGATTTCTTAAGTGTGTATTATCTGCTGTAAATACACCGTCCGCTGCTTGCATGATCGTATTATCTGCTCTAAGATAGTCGTCCCCTACAAGATATATTGTAAATTCTCGTCTTACCCAACTATCACCATCTGTAACAGTAACAGCAAATGAATAATATCTATTTAATTTTTTTGGTATTTTTGGTTGACCTGCATTGTCGTAACCTAGTATATCGTAATAATAACTACTAAATCCAAAATCACTTTTTATACTAAAATCAGTTATAAAAGTATCATATGCTTCGTTATCATATCCGCCTATATTTCCTATTCTATCTAATGCTAATAAAGGTTCAACAACACCTGTAATTTTGCCATCTTCAGATAATGACAATCCTGGCGGCAGTTCACCGTCACCGTTTGCAATAAAATATTCTAATTCATCTCCTGCTGGTAGATCGCTATCTATTGCAGATAACTGAAAATCTACAAGTGCATTATCTAAAATATAAAGTGTATTATTAGATCCTACTTGTAGTCTTCCTTCATTTGTAATCCATACTGGATCGTCAGGTCCTACAACATTTATAATAAATGTTCTGTCGTCTATAATGCCGTTATATTTTGCTCGCAACACAAATTGATATGATGTATCTCGTTCTACTTCAAACGGAGTACCAACTAAATTATTGCCTTCGATTCTAGTTCCTGACGGAAGATTGCCTGATAGTAATTCTACACTAGGATAAATGTCATCAGTTACAGGTAGTGCAAATATAACAGGTCTTCGTTCAGCTAAATTAGCAACTACTGTACCGCTACGAACAGACCATAACGATATAATATCCGCTGTGCCTATTCCTGCTGTTCTTTGTTGTTTAGATTGAGGACCTATTACATAAGGATAAGCTGGTTCAACTAACCCGTTATCTTTAAATGTTAAAAAATATGCGTAAGTTCCGTTAGGATATTCCGGAGTAATACAATATCTACCGTTGTGTTCATCAAGTGTACTTAGAGTAGAAACGTATTCATAGTCTTCTACAAATGTACCAAGTGTAAAATTTCTTTCTTGATTATTAATTCTATAAGTATCTGTAATTTTATATCCGTTAGGTCTATGATCATCGTTATCCCTTAAACGGTAAGCAGACGGTGTTCTTATTGGTCTTGATAACGGCTCAAGTGGATCGTCATATCCAAAAGGTCCATAGATAGGATAACCATCAAACGCATAACCTACAATTTTAGAATGTCCGTCTTGATGGCGCATAAAATCATTACCGTAACTATTACTACCATAGTATTCGTTTTTTTGATATATTTTACGTTCTCTAGAATATACTGCCGGAACAAACGCACCAGTGACATATCTATATGCACCAGTTTCGTCTATATAGCCACTTGCTAAATCACCTTTATAAACATCACTGAATACAGAGATGTCCCAGTGTAATTCATCCGGTGGCTTTGTTGCACTGTTAAATAAAATATCATTATTCTTTGATGTGTATATTAATACTCCATTAGTTGCAATACCTATCGGTCCCTGTTCTACATTTTGAGGATTAGCACTATTCCTGCCGCCACGATAATTAAATGTAAGATCGATAGTTTTAGTTTGTATGTATGTTCCTAATGCCCATCCAGATCTTTCCGTAACACCGTCATTATTTAAAGGATTCCCTGCTTTTGCCGGATATGGATCTCCATCTGAAACAATTCTTATATTGTTTTCATCTGATGTGATAGTTGTACTACTAGGATATATTCCAGAGTTATTTACAATTCCTGTGTCTTTAGGATTAAAAGACATATATTAGACTCCTTATATAAATGAACCATTATCGATAATTATCGGATCAGGAGAAACTATTGTTCCTTGGTCTACCTCTGTTTTTGCTACTAAGTATTCTAAGATATTTGAAACTGTACTTGTAATATTTCCAAAGTCAAAAGATTGTGAAATATTTCCTACTGCATTGTCTAAATCTCTAATATCTATCCCCCATACATTACCTTGCATGTTACCATTAAGGAACCCTGTAATACTAGATACGGTTATGCTATTAACAGCAGTTATATCATTACCTTGAGCATCTAATGAGCCGCCTAATTGAGGTGTTGTATCTGTAACTAATGAAGAACTTGTATTAGAAATTGTTAAAGTATCATTTACTATTGATGTTGTAATTCCTTCGCCACCGTTAACATTTAAAAGCCCCGGCCCTGAAAGATTTAAACTACCACTATCTGAACTAAAGATCAATTGTGTTATTCCAGAAGTAGCATTAATTGTAACACCTGTATCTGTAGAATTTAGTGTTACATTAGCTCCTGGAACTAATTTTTTAAATTGTAAATCGTAATTTAATTTCTGTGCAAAAACACCTTCGCCAACGTTACCTAAATTTGACGCCGTTGTTTGTTCGTCATCACGGAGGTCAAGTTCCTCAAAATTTTGATTAACTTTAATAAAGGCTTCTCTTAAATCGTCACCTGTACCGTCGTTTGCTATATTCCCGACATTAATTAATTGAACTGCCATTTTGATTCTCCATTTATAGTATTTAGCTAACTATGATCTGTCCGCCCATGGAGTCATCTACACTTGATTGATAATAAAATGTTCCTATGTAGCTAGGTGTCCAGACTATATTTCCGCTTGTTGTTCCTTGTCCTGGTATTCCTAGTACTTGATTATCTGTTCCTGTAGTAGGCTGAGTTTTAATAAACAAAGGATTACCAGCAGTATTAATATTAAGTATTAGCTGATCACCGTAATCTAAATTGATAGTTAAATTATCTCCATTTAACAATCCAGTAGAGTCTGTACCAGTTATAGTATAACCGTTTGCGATGCTTATATTTCTACTAACTCCGCTAGGTCTATTTGGACTTGTGTCAGATATATCTATGTCTATACTATCGCTACCATTGTCTAGGCTTAGTGTCATAGTTTCTAAACCCTCTGTAGTTAAATCTGGAGTAATTAAAAAGTTTTGAGATGCACTATTTGAATTAATTGTAAATTGTCCATTTAAACTTGCAAAGTTTAAATCATTAGATGATACTCCGGTTATTGTATAATTTACAATATCTCCGTCATCTTTTTCTGTAGTTAATAACGATACAGTGACACTTGTACCTTCTGGTACTGGATTTGTATCTGCACTTAACGAAAATGTAGGTGTTTGACTTGTATCATTTATAATTACATCTATTGTACTTGCACCATTATCTAATGCAATAGTAAATGTTTCATTTGTCTCTGTAGATCTATCAGCAGTAATAGTAAATGTTTTATCAGCTCTGTTTCCAGATATAGTAAACACACCTGTTAAACTTTCTCCATTGATGTCGTCGCTAGATATACCTGTAATAGTATAAGGTATTGTAGTGCCGGCGGCTACAAAGTTTGTAATTAATGTAATATCAAATGTTTCATTTTCATTTACACTTGCTGCTGATCGATAAAGCTGATAGGTAGGAGCATTTGCTCCTACAGAGCTATCTAAAATAAATACCCCTGCGATAGCACTCCCATTGTCTAAAGATATTACAAGAGTTTCATTTCCCTCTGTAAGTATATCCTCTACTGTGTTCAATGTAATTGATGCTGTGTTATTATTTACAACAAATACACCTGTTAAATCTTGTCCGCCGATATCTTCGCTTGTAACGCCACTAATTGTAAATGGCACATTAGTTCCATTTACAACATTTGTAGTATTAAGTATAATTGTAACTGACTGGCCTTCGGATATTGTTTCAGGATTTACAATTATATTATATGTTTCAGTATCTGGAAACCTAACATCAATTTGTTTTGAACTATTAAATTTATTAAAGATAAACTTATTGTTTCCACCTAACAATGATCTTTCGTTATTATAATCATTGTCCAGTCCACTATCAAATAGCTGATTTGTTTTTATTGTTCTGTCTATAAAATCTTTTGCTTGTGCAGGTGTTGCACCTGGATTCAATTGCAAGAACAAAGTAAGCATACCTGCTACTTGAGGTGATGCCATACTAGAACCACTTATATTCATTTGCTTCCAAAAAGAATTACCAAATTGATATGCACCTGTAGTATAAAGATTTTGATTACTACTTGAACTCATTATGTTTGTTCCAGGTGCATAATACATAACTCCTGGACCTGTTTCTGAACTAGCAGCTTTTTGTTCTAGTCCTCCTGAATGTATTTCACTATCTACATTACCTATAATATATGCTTCGTCATCATATGGAGAACCGCCTCTGTTATAATATAGTTGACCTGGATAAATGTTACTTGTAAAATAATTATCATAATCTAAGCCTCCCGGAACATCAATTTTTTGAAATGTATTACCAGCAGCTATACAGACATGAACACCTGCATCTATTAATTCTTGTATTTCGACATCTATAGCAGCAACTCTTGTAGGATAAGCTATTCCTGTACCATCATCTGCTCCGATCATACCTTTTGTTGCATCCCTAGATGATCCGGACCAAGGAGTGCCTCTATATACTCCGCCTGTAACACCTGAAAAGTACGAACTATATCCCCAACTTAAATTTACAACTGTTGGTCGTCTGTAACCAGTAGTAGGCTCAATAGGTTTATTAAGATGCCAGTTTTTAATAAGATCAAAACTACCTATTGCTGGAATACCAAATCCAGGATCAGATGGTCCTTGTAGTCCCTGTATTTTCATAGAATAAATATTTGCACCTTTGGCCCACCCAAATATTCTTCCTGCAACTATTCCTGCAACGTGTGTTCCGTGTCCGTCATAATCTGCATAAAATCCTCCAGGCTGGGTGCCTAATATTCCAGATTCGGTATACCAATTAACACGTTGTAATCTCTGTTCTCCGTTATAGTCATTCCATTCTTCGTGAGCAAACTGTATGCCACTATCTTGTATAACTATATCGACACCTGTTCCGTCTATAGTAAAATTATAGCCGCCGGGCGCTGTATTACCACTATATAAATTTGTAGCATCATTTATTCTACGCAATCCCCAGTTTACAAATGCGCCAGAATCACTAGTTGTTTTATCAAATACTGTTTCTTGTATTCGTTTATGTGTAATTATAAGATCGTCTCTATCTTCCGGATTTACTTCAACTGCAACTACTCTTGAATCATTTTTTAATTCTGTTGCTTCTGCATCTGTTAATGCATAATGTGTAATCCTATAAGAACCAGGTCTAGCATTAGATACATCAACAGTTCTATTTGGTATCGAACCTGCGCCTGTTGATGTTATCATATCTTGATTAAATTGTTCTGCATCTACTCCGCGATGTAAACTTACAATATATTCTCTTTCACTCACAGTTTGCTATCTCCATTATGCTATTACGCTACCTTGATTAGCAATATTCAGCCAACCGTTTGTAGTGTATAGTAATGTTATGTTATCATTTACATCGTCCATTGTAATTGTTGTTCCAGTAGCAAATGTAGTTGGAGTAATTGTTGCGTCACCGCCATCTACTATCATACTAATTATTTTTATTTGTCCTGCTACGCCATCTGCTAGTGTAAATGCATCTGCACCAGTTGTTGTAATTTCTGTGTGTAGTGTTGTTACGTTAATTACACCCGGTCCACTAATTTGTTGTACATCGCCGACTATTATGTCTGTAGGGCCTACAAATTTTCCTGCTGTTATAGTTGTTGATTCAATACTATTGTTGTCAATAATACTAGTGCCGTTTTCATAATTAGCCACAATTTTACCTGATACACCGTCAACTATTAGACTGCTATCATCACCAAAGATTGAACCTTTTATATCTGCGGTTATTGAAGCAGGAATAGCAGTTAGATAACCTACTATAGCGTGGTTGCCCCAGCTTAACGCTGTGTCTGCATTGTCACCTTGTGCGCTAGTCGCTGCATCAGTAATTCCATAACCTGCAAGTGTAGTTGGAGTACTAGAAATTAGTGACCATGATATATCAAAACCTGTTATGCTTCCGGCGCCGTCTCCAGTTAGTGTTGTAAAGCCACTTATAGTACCACCAGTATCACCAGTGATATTTAAGAACCCACTTATAGTGCCGCCAGTATCACCTGTGATGTTTGTAAACTGTGTAATGTCGCCACCAGTGTCTCCAGTTAGTGTTGTAAAGCCACTTATAGTACCACCAGTATCACCAGTGATATTTAAGAACCCACTTATATTGCCCCCGGTGTCACCGGTTAGTGTTGTATAAAGCCACTTAGTGCCGCCTGTGTCACCTGTGATGTTTGTAAATTGTGTAATGTCACCGCCACTAGCACCAGTTATATTTAAGTATCCTGATATTGTACCAGTAGTGTCACCTGTTAAAGTTGTTGCTTCTATTGTTGCTGCGTCAAATGTTTCTGTACCTATACTCCATTTGTCGTCTGTCTCGTTCCAAACAAATTGTTTGTTAGCTTCGTCGCCTCGCTCAATTTCAATTCCGCCGGACTCGGTTGGACCTGCTCCGGTGAAGTTGCTGTTTAATAATATAATATTATCAGCAATATTAACTTCTTCTGTATTAACTGTTGTAGTTGTGCCTTGTACTGTTAAGTTCCCTTGTACAATAACTTCATTTTCAAATGTTGCTGTACCTGTTACATTAGGAGTAATAATTTTACCAGATACTCCGTCAATAATTGGAGTACTATCATCAGCAACAACACTACCTATAAGCGAGCCTTCAAATACTCCTGTATGCAAACTTACCCATGCACCGCTTTGATAAAATTGAAATCTATTCTCAGATGTATTATAGATAGTATCGCCACTTTGTGTTATAATCTGATTAGCTACAGTCTGATTCATATTTACAAATTTAAGAGGACCACCTTCTATCTTTGCTCTATTGCCGACTTGTAGTATTAAGTCAGTGGCACTTTCTAATGTACCAGTACCTGTACCACTTAACACAAAGTTTTCTGTTTCAATAGTAGTCGCTGTAACTGTATCAATACTAAAATTAGACGCTCTCAGAGTTACAAAGTTACCTTCATCGTAACGTCTTGCAACTGTGCCAATCTTTCCTGATCCATTTAAGAAAGGAAAGATCTCGCCTGTTGTTTCTGTATTTCCTAATGTTACTTTATCACTTGCGTTAATTTGAATAGCTGTACCAGTAATAGTACCAATAGCTGTTGGAAATTGTAAGTTACCTGTAATACTATTACTAACACCGTCAATAATAATAGTTGAATCGTCGCCAAAGAAAGATCCTCTAAAGTTACCTGTAGCATCTTCAAAGTTTGCTCCTATAATAGATCCTCCGTTGAGGTCTAAATTACCTGTTGTAACACCTAAGTCACCTATAACATGAAGTTTATAACTACCTACTACTCCGGTATTGTCGCCAAACACGCCCGTGTTTGCTTTGTGTGTTTCGCCAACAGCATTACCTGCTAAATCTCCTGATAATGTTGTTGCTTCAATGTTGTTTATATAAGCATTACCAAACGCTGCTCCAGATCTACCAACATTACCATTACCATTTACGTCTGGATAGATATCGTTATTGCCTTCTACTCTAACTTCGTTGACTTCTAATCTTGTTGTTGTGTCAATATAGATAATATCGCCAGCTAGTGTACCTTCACTATCTTGGTATGTAATTTTATAACCTGATTCTACAGTAAGTGTATCTGTTTTATTTGAACTAAAACCTGTAATGTCACCTGCAATACCTGGCTCCCAAACTTGTGTTGTTTCATTCCAAACAATTGTTTGTCCATTTAATGCACCATTTTGTGTAAGTCTTGCTGCGTTAATTCTAGAGTTAAGGTGATCAACAAGTAATGTACTATCTTCTCCAAATACACTACCTTGTAAGTCGCCTCTATTAATAACTTCAACAGTTACTAATCCATCTTGTATAAATTCAGGTATTACTGCTCTTAGATCTGTTGCTTTAATATAGCCTTCGTCATTAGTTAAATCACTTACAGCTAAAGGCCTACCTGAAATTACAGCATAAGGAATTTCGTTTGTAGTAGCATCAAAAACAGTAGATCCATCATTACCTTTTATACTACCTTGAAAGAAGTTTCCGTAGACTCCATCAAATCTATTAGCAGGACCGCCAACACTTGCTCCAAAATCTGTGTCAGGTAGAATACTTTGACTTACTTGTAGATTTGTTACAAATAATTCTGCATCTGCATCGCCAAATTCGTAAAATTCTAACCCTGTTCCATCTGCTTTAACTCTTACAAATTTTCCTTGTGCATCTGTATATGCTGTAGGAGTGTCGTCTAAATCTATAAATTCACCAGGTTGTAACTGATTTCCGTTAATTGTAATTGCTTGAGCATTAATTGTACCTAGTGCATCAATATTTTGTGCATCAACAATGCTAACATTGCGTAAATCTAGATTATCACCTGATGGTATTTCTTTGATCTTATTACCATCTGTGGTGTCTAGTATTAGTGGAAATCTATTTGCCATTCGTATCGATCCTATTGTTATACATATTTATCGTATCTGCTTAAAGCGCCGCAATCCTAGCTTGAAAGTCTGCAAAGTCTGTTGCTGCTGCTGCCTCTGTTTTAAGTATTGTTAAACTAATAAAAGTTTCGTCAGCTGTATATAATTCATCAAAATTATTATTAATTTTATCAAAAGCTGTACGCAAAGGATCGCCATCACCTTTGTTAGGAGTACTACCTGTATTAATTGTCTGTTTTGCCATTCGATTTTCCTTCTACACGAACTTTTATTGTGCCGGCTGTTGCAATAACCTGTCTAGTTTGAGGTTGACTCTCATCTAAGTCAACCGATGCTTTTTGTGCTTTCATTAATTTTTCAAGAGTGCTTCGTTTCATTATTATTTTCCAACTAATACTTCTACAGTACCACGTTCACTATCATCTTTAGAACTAACAGCTTTACCTATTATTGTACCAATTTTAGGTTGATTGTTAACAACAGCATAACCAGGTATAGCACTTGTAGTAAGTATATCACCTTTTTGTACTTTACCTATAACATTACATGGAACTCTACCTTGTAGTGCTACCCCGGCAACATTATCACCTTTTAAATGACTGTTCATCAAGTGTGCTGGATTTGTTGTTACAACACCTGCTACTCTATGATCTTCTTTTATATTAGTTGTAGTAACTTCTTCTTCACCACCTAATACTAAAACTGTGCCGGGTGCATACTTATCATCTGCTAAGTAATTTTCAGCTAAGTCAGCGTATAATGCTTCAGTTGCTGTTCCGTTGAATACACTAGCATATACTGTATTGTATTTCTTTGTTGGCGCACCTATGTTATAAATGTTATCAAAGTCAGGAACAACACCGTCTTTATTAAAGATAAACGGTGTAACACTTGTACTTGTGCCACTATCGGATGCAACAATAGCAATTTGTCCTGCTGTTGTTTTACCTGTATTTCCACCTATTGCAATACCTGTACTTGCAAGTCCCTTTTCTCCTGGTGCTTCTATAAAGCTACTGTAGATCCAGTCTACTGCAAGATTACTTTGACCGCCTAATACTGAACTTGCTTGAAGTGTACTTTCTGTAACACCTGTGCCGCCTATATTAACACTACCTGGTATCTCAAGATCTGGGAATGTAGGAGGAACATATCCTGGATCGCTAGGTGATCCTCCTGTTCCTGCAGAACCGCCAGTCGCTGTAAGAATTGTACCTTGTCCTGGTGTTTTGAGTAGTAGCTCGGTAGTATCTAATGATAATACTTCGTAATTACTATCCCCTCCGAGTATAAGACTATTGACTTGAATACTTCCGTCGACATTAGTTTTAACAATACTGTTAGGCTCACCTGCTACTGTTACATTACTAATACCATAAGTACCAGTACCGGTTTTTATTAGTGCTTCACCTGCATCTGTTCCAGCAGCAATTTCACTAGTAAAGTCACCGTCTTCTAGACCGCCACCTTCACTTATAACTGTAGCAAAAGGAATTGCACTTACTGAACCATCACCTGCTACGCTTCTACCTAAAACATTATCAGTTGAAATATGCTGTAATTTTTCAGGAGCAACACCTGTTGATGTATCTGAACTTGTTTGTAATTCAATAAATCCATTTGTTGCAGTAAATTCTGTATCTTTAAACGATGCAACACCTAAATCTGACTGACTTATACCTGTTGCATTTGCTCTTAAACCTGCTGCATTTAAATCTAATTTACTTTGTGCAACTGCTGCTGTTGGGCTAACATCTGCATTAACAATAGTTTCAGTTGCAAGTTGAATACTAACTTCAGTATATCTATCTGTTGGATTTCCACTTCCATCTGTAGTAACAAATCTTTCAGTAGTTATAACAACATCACTATCTGCGCTAGGAACACCATTTGCCCATTCTGATAATGGTCCGTCTATACAAGGGCCATTTACTACACCTGATACACTTACAGTATCTTGTCCTACAGGAGCACCTGAACTAAAGTCTCCTGTTAATGGTGTATAGGTAATGATAATAATATCACCTTCGAAACCTTGTGTTTCTTGTACATCAACAACTGTACCAGTTGCTCCAGAAAGGTTACCTGATATTGTTTGTCCTGGTTTATACGCTGCTCCAGGCCCTGATGTTGTAATCAAATCTGCATCGATTATAATTTTCTTTAACGATGTTGATACTAATAACTGTCCTTCATCATAATCATTAATATCAACGTCTCTTAGATCTGGAAGTGTGTCATTATTACCTTGACTATTATCTACATAAGCTTTGTTTGCAGTATCACTATCTGAAACTGGTGTACTAATATTCGTTATAGTGTTACCAGCAGCATTTATATCTGCTGTCATAGGCACACTACCGTTTGGAGCAAGCACACCTGGTCCAATTTTATTAGTAATTGCTGCACCAGTTTGATCAAATCCTAAACGTCTATTAACATAACCACGTACAGCACTTTCTGTAGGTACTGTGTCTGATGCGTTATCTGTCATCGCTGTGTCTGTTGAGAATTCAGTAACAACAACACCACGTTTAAAGCCTAGACCGTCAACATCTGAAAGCGCAATACTTGCTGAGAAACTAACAGTGCCAGTACCCTGATCCACACTAAAGAATCTACCAACTCTAAAGATACCGTTTTGGTCGGTACTTACATAGAACACACGACCCTTGCCACGTTCGTCAACTTCATTTGACTGATCCGGTGCTCTCGGCAAACCGAAGATAACATTTGGATAGTTACTTGTGTTAAATCCACCTGTACCAACATCTAAGAAGTCGTGTCCTGTAGCTCTACAAGTAGAAATTGCAATAGTAACTGTACCTGGTGATCCTGCTTGTAGACCACTTCTAAGTATCGGTGTTATAGTTCCTAATACTAATGTTGAAGCAAGCCCTGCTGCTCTCGCAGGATATTGTAAGTCACTTACATCACCAATATCAACAATACCATAATCATCTGATTCTGACGGCGTAGCTTGTATTTCGTGATCGCCTGATACAGGGTCAATTTGTACGCCTCTATAATTTGATATGGTATGTTTTTTACCGGCCCATGTTGTAATCATAGGAAGTTCGCCTGTACCATTAAAATCACTAGGCCTAAAATCACCTGAAGTTATAATATTATTATTAATACGACGAATTTCGTTTTCTTCGTATATTCTAACTACAGCAATAGTTGTATCGCCTGCTGTATTTCCTAGTGTAGTTCCGCCTGTAAGAGGATTACTATCTAGATCTAGTACTGTACCTTTTGTATTTTGAGCATTAACTGTATCAACAACTAAACGCACATAGTCATAAGTACTATCAAATCCTGCTAAAGTAGTGTCTTCTGGTAGTTCATTACCTAATGCATCCGCAGTTAAAAATGAAATACTTCTATATACAGTATCTGGATTTTCTCTAAAGATAACCGCAGTAGATGGACGAATTGTTAAAATATCTGGACGAGCAATATCTTCAAAGATAAATGTTTGGTTATTTCTAACTTGTACATAAGTGCCATGTGGTATGCCGTCTGTTTCTAAAATACCGTTTTGACTAAACTGACCATCACCTGTTGCAAAGTTAACTTTAATAATTTTACCATTATATCTAGGCGTATCGTCAGTTATTGCAATAGTGCCAGTGAATGTAAAAGTTTTGAATCCGCCATTACTATCAACTTCGGTTGCTGTAATTACAACATCATTTGCCGGAGTTGCTCCGCCTAGGTCCGCACCACTAATAGTAATAGTATCACCTACTTCGTAATCTTCTCCTAATAATACACCAGTTACACTATATCCATCTGTAATTGTTTTAGAAACTTTAAATGTTGCTCCTGTACCTGTGCCTAAACTAATACCTGCGTAGGTTATAGATATACTATCACCAAATCCAGATATTTCTCCTACTGTTGTGCCTGTGTCGACAACGTTTGCAATCTCGTATCTAGCAAAAATATCTTTTACCGGATGATAGATATCAAATTCACCTCTGTTACTCGGTAAATATTCAAAATCATAAAGGTGTCCAAATAATTGTTCTTCATCATTTGCATACCCTGAAGTATCAACTTCACTAGGTACGCTACTTGCACCTAAAGCGCCACTTGTTGAACCTGTAAGCTGATTTGTAGTATCAAATATATTAGATACACCTGTTAGATAAATTGTTCTTGTATTACTTGAAATTGTTACAGTACCAGTTGCACCCGTTGACGCCTGTGTAATTGTTTCGCCCGCAACTGTAGTAACATTATCAGAACAAGTTAAAATAATATCAGCTGTAAATGTTTTTGCAGGATTATTCATATCATCACGTGTTGAAATTCCGTCTGGAATCTCATTTGGATCTGAACCTTCTGCAACTAGACCATAATCACCATAACAACTTGAACCTGTAAGAGATCTAATCTCAGAACCATTCTTAGCATAATACGATGCATGGCAGTAATATGTAAACATACTAACCATTTCTGATAGCGCACCATTTACAACAACTAGTCCATAACCTAAGTCGTTAACTTGTGTAAAGTCGTTGCCGAGCATACTTCTGTTACCAGCAGTTTGTAGTGTGATTGGAATTGGAGCATCAATACTTTGCACTGTTCTAGCAACAATCAACGCTCTATTATTACTAATATCTACATTTGCTGATATTAGTGCTGCACCTACTGACAATGAAGTTAAGTTTGGAGTAACTTCAGCTGGCAATAATTCTAAAGTATCAAGTTCAATTACATCTTTAATAATTCCAACTAGATCACTTACTATTGTTGCTTCTGTGCCCGTTGCAGGGTTTGCTGTTACAGGCTGTCCTGCTCTTGTACCTTGTACAACTTCGCTTACAATAGTTTGCAAATCAGTATATGCTGCTACAGTAGCAGTTTCTTCATCTGTATTACCTAACTGTCCAGCTGTGCCAACAAAGTAAGATCTTGCATTTATTAAAGTTCCTGAATTACCTCCATAAAGAACATCATATGAAAGTGCATCAACGATATATCCTACATCTCTTTCACATTTTGTACTATTATATGTAAGACTTGGATAATTTGTAGTAATAAAACTTGTTACTTGAGCTACAATGAATGCTTTGTTTGCTTGTAGTATTACACTTGCATCGTTTGCATTAGTTGTAGGTTGTGTTGCCGGCGTCGGAAAAGTTAGAGGATCTGCTGCGGCATCTGTGCTTACTACACCATTATTTAAAATATCTACAACTTCGTCAAATGCTGCTGTTGCTCTAGCTGTTGCTGTGCCATCTGCTGCAACATCACCTAACGCAAGTACTTCACTTTTAGCAAAATTAATTGCTGCGGTTGTTTGTGCTAATTGTTCTGCTGTAACAACATCTGCATTTGCACGTTGATATGCTAGCCCTGCTGTAACTGCTTTATAGTTTGATCCTAATGCAATATCTAAACCAACCGCATCTAAAATTAATCCAGTGTCTCTGGCACATTTTGCTTCATTAAACTCAAACGGAGCAATAGAATCTAAGTCTACTCCAGTTTGTAAATTACTTGTTATACCTGTAAAGCCTTGTCCTATACCTAGTGCATCAGGGTTACTATTTTTATCTAATAGTAGTACCGCAGTACCTTCGTCAGGATCGTAATTTATTACTGCATTAACTTGGAATCTTCTACCATCAACATAAAATGGGCAAGGCGTTTCTGGTCTACGTATATAAAGACCTTGTGGGTCTTCAGGACTACCTAAACTTTTTACTTGCAAGACAAATGGATCAGGAGTTGCAGTTACATCTGGAACTGGACTTCCGTCTGCAGGTCTACCAGTTGATACAACTTGTACTGCTGTATTTCCAGTAAATGCATCTACAAACATACCTCCTGAAAATACTTGTTTATTTTGCGATCTACTAAAACTTGAACCTGTTTGAATGTATGGTGATTTAGTTAGAACTTGTCCATATGGATCAAGTGTACATAAAAATCCGCCATGTCCTTGTACAGTCATGTTACGTAGAATTGTAGCATCGTTCATTAAGAACACATCCATTTCGTCATTAGGTAACGGTGGATTGTAATCATCGTTGAATGCAAAATTTATTGTATTAATAAAATTTAATGACATTGCTAGTGCAGTTGCTTCAGCTTCGCCATTAAATAAATCTGCTTGAGGGTATTCTATTAAATTTACATCACCATAGATAGTTGCAGGTTGTGCATTTGCAAATAGTCCTTGTAGAATGGTATAAATCTGATTTATACCATCTTCAGTAGCTCCATTTTGTGAGCCATCTTTTGGCAATGCACCGTAATAATATTCACCTTGTGCTTCTAAAATATTTTCATTTCCGCCGAGTACAAAATCTTTTGCCATTGCTTCTACAATTAGTCTTACATCTCTATTACATTTTCCTTGTGCAAATGATAAAGACGGATATGTTGCAGCAATATACTGAACTACTTGTTCTGCAATAAACTCTTTGTTATCTTCTAAGATTCTCGATGCTATAACTGCGCCGCCAGCATTTTGATATCCTTCACCTACATTTTTTAATCTATTAGGATATTTTAAGTAATGATAACCGAAATAACCATCTATTTCATTTGTTAGCGGATTTATATAAGGCTTGCCGCCTGATATTTCTCCTACTGTAAATGTAAGATCTGGCGCACCAGTTGCACCGATATCATCGTCTGAAATAGTAATAGTGTCCCCAACTAAGTATCCTGTACCTGGATTATCAATTGTAACACTACTTAGTAATACACTACCATTTGCATTTACAGTAATATTAAATGTTGCTCTTTCACCAGCACCGCTTGTGCCTTCGCTTACTGTTACAGCCGAAGTAATAGGATCGATTGTTGTAACTGTCGTAGGCGTTACTCCTGTATACGTACCGGCTGCGCCTGCTCTAGTACCATTCGGTGCGCCGCCGATTATTGAAGAAAGTTGTGTAATTTGACTAGAGACAATTGTTAAATTATCAAATTGTTTATCTCTATAGAAAAATGTATTAGTATATCTAGATTGTGATATACGTTTCTTAGGACGTATTATTACTCGTCTAAATTCGTCACCTTTAATACTTACGTTTGCAGGGACACGAATTGGATAGTCTTCTTCATAAATGCCTGATTCAATTCTAATACTACATTGTGTTTCTCTTACAAAATTTCCGTACTCTAATTCTTCGCCTGGAATAAATTCAACAGGTTCTAAAAGTTGTAATTCTAAAACATCGTTATCTGCAGGTAATACTGTATCAGGATTTGCGTCATAATCGTAAGCAATGATTCTACCAACAGCGCCTGACTCTTTACCTACAACAACTTTTCCTGGAATAATATCAGTATTAGTGGGGTTTCCTTGGTCTACATAACCATAAGATCCGTTACTTAAATTAATTTTGTAAGTAGTTGCACCATCTACTACTGTAGGTGCATCTAATGGACCTGGAGTCGGTCCATCTATAATATCTAATACAATATCAAATTTAGCATCAGTTGCACTAGCAACGTTCTCTGCTGTAAATTCATCTGGAATAAGTGCAGGATTAGTGAATTGAGTATATCTATTTTGATATAATGTACCTGCAACACTATTACTACTTCCTACTGTAACACCTTTGACAATATCTCTAATTAGCTTTTTTGTATGCTCAATAGATGCAACAGTTTCTACTAACTGTTCTCCAATTGCTTTCCTTGCACTCGGATTAGAATAATATCTAATACCTGCCCATCTTGAAAGATAGTTTGCATTATCGCCTAATAAAATATCTAATCTAACACTGTTAACAATAAACTCAACATCTCTTGCACAAGTATCTAAATTATATTCAAAAGTTGGATATGTAGTTTCTATAAATGCTAAAACTTCTTGTTGTATAAATTCTACGTTTTCGGATATAAGAATACTAAAATTTGGTCTACTTACTGGCGGAGCAGTAAACCCTGCTGTTGTTACTAATGAAGGTTCAAGGCCGCCGCCAAATGTAATTGTTTGCATGTACGGACCAGGCTCAATCGGAGCCGATAGTATAATTTCTTCAGCTTTTCTTGCTGCTGCATTTACTGTAGCATATGCCCAACTAGGTGATCTACCTTCTTTTCCCGGCGGTGTATATGTTTGTCTATCATCGCCATCTGTTGCTACATACAAGTTAACTTGTGAAGTAGGAGTACCTTTATCAACATATAATTTTGTTGCTGCCTGTAAATCATCTGATCCACCGATATCAGTACCTAATCCTGCTAAATCACCTGGGTGGTCATTTAAGAAAAGTGTACCTTCCATCCTGTCACCTTGTCTACGTGTAACACTTTCACGTGGCAACGCTACAGTTGATAACCAGTTTCCTTCAAGTGTAGGATCATAATCTGCATCAACAATAGTAAATGTACCGGTTCCGCCCGATAATATTATTCTAGATGAATTGTTAATTGCATCTGCTTCAGACGTATGAAAAGTAAGTGTGTTTTCATCTACAATTCTTATGTATACAGTTTGCTCGTCAAGAATATTTGTAGGAAGATCTGAGGGATTAGTTGTTCTAAATATAAACGGAGCGCCTAAATATTGATCATTTAGTCCATGTGCTGTAATTACTGGATTGCCAAAACTGTTAAAAGATTCAATTGTTTTTGTATAAAAATCTGTATTTGCAGGTTCTGCATCTAATCTAATACCAGCACCTGCTCTTTGTTTTTCTTGATAGTTTGCATCAGCATATCTTTTGTTTATAACAAGATCGCCTATTTCGATATCTTCACCATGTGATGCACGCCATGTATCAACGCTTGATTGATTTATTTCTGCTATATTTGCAATGGGTTGTGTAGCTGCATTAAGTGGACCACCTAGTGTAGGAAATATATCTTTTGATATATCGATAGCATTAATTTTTAATACCAGCTTACCTTCTTCAGAAAAGTCAAATCCTATTGTATCGATGTCTGTAGGATCTAAAGCATTGTCACTTGCTAAATCAAGAAATACTATTCCTGTTTCAGTATCATTTACTACCGGTACTTTATTTGTTTGACCATCGTATGTATTAGGAGTATCGCCTAAGTCTAAAAGACTTATTTGTCCACCTAGTCCAAATACAGCATATATTTCACTAAAGTTTTCATTTACTTTACGAAAACTTTCGCGAATACTATCGCCTGTACCATCATTACCTTCAACACCGATATCAATATTCTGTTTTGCCATTGCGTTTTATCCTTAAACAGCTGGACTCATTAGGTCCATATCAAAATTTACACTCACTCCGCATCCACACGAACTTTGGGCATTTGGATTGCGTATTTCAAAGTTTGCACCTACTAGACTCTTTACGTAATCTACTTCAGTGCCAATTAAAAACATTAAACTATGTGCTCCAACTACAAACGCAGATCCGTTTGCTGTTTTTACTACTTCATCATCTGCTGCTAAGTCTGTTGGACTTGCAATTGTGCCCCATTCGTACTCAAAACCAGCGCATCCGCCGCCCTTAATGTTTAGTGTAATGCCGTAGCAATCGTTTTCTTCACTTAGAAGATCTATTTGTTTCTCTGCTGCCGGGGTTAAAGTTAGTATGCTCATAGTGTTCCTTTTTAATATTTATTTCTTATTTTTATAATCTTAATGTAAATATACTTATGTTTCTAAAAGAATTTAAAAAACAAACCCGGCATGTACGTAAAAGCAAAACTGGCAAGGAACATGCCTATAAGCGTGAGCAGACTATCTGTATGTTTAGATGTGATAGTTGTGATACAGAGTTTGAACGCACTAGAGGTAGTATGGATCCTAAACGTCTAAGCAATAACTACTTTCACGTATGTAATGCTTGCGATAGTAAGAGATTTGCTCAAAAGAAAGGCGTAGAAAAGAAACAAGTATGGAATATGACTGCTTCTAGCTCTACGCCTATTGGTAAACTTTAGTCTTCACGCTTCCAAATTGTCCATGCACCATATGCAATAGCTGCATATGCTACTAGAGAAGCAATAGGTTTAAAAATTAAAAACGCAATTCCTGCGCCAATTAGTACAGCACCGTCTAGTGTTGTACGTTCGCTTAGTCTTTGATTAATCCATTTTTTGATCACGGCTCATTCTCCTTAGTTGTGTTTCAAGTCGAGCAATTCTACTGTCCTGTGTACGAAGTTTTTCTTCTAATCCTTGTACATACTTTTGTGAAGGAATAGTATGTTGTACGCCATCTTCTCCTAATACAGTCATTGTATCTACACCTTGGCCGCGTAATCCTCCTAACACTCTATTAGGATTTTTATCAGATGATGATTGGGTCTGGGGCTTCGACTTTCTGCCGTACATCATGCCCAAATAATTGCTCATTGTTTTTCTCCATATTGTATTTATATAGTGCAATGCTTGCAAGATTTTTACATTTGCTCTCTACCATAATGTCACCCCACTCTAAATGCGACAACGCCCAGTCATTTACAGCCGAGTTCCACATATAATCGCTGTGTGCTCTTAGTTTGCCTTTTTTGAATCCTTGTTCTTCAAGCGCCGCAAAGTCCGGTTTTTGTGTTTCTGAGTGACCGGCGAGAAGATCTTCTCTGCTAACACTATAATGCATAGCAGGCCTAACACCACGCCAACTGTCAATAATACGGTTAATTCTGTCGTCATCGGGTTGAATATATTCTCCTCTAGTATTGCACCAATGGTGATGTATGTCTAACACCAGAGCGAGATCGTCTGCAAGCTCAAGCGTGTGTTCGAGCCCCCATTTGTTTTCGTCGTTTTCGATTGTAATACAGTTTCTTGCTTCTGGCGAGAGACGTTTAAGTGCGGCTTTGATACCGGCTGGACCTTGTCGGCCTGATATGTGGACATTGCACTTGAAGTCCTGGAAGGTTTTGCCGTAACCCATATAGCGGATGACATCGGTGTGATATTCAAATTCTTCTATGCTCCTATCTACTATTTCCGGGTTATCACTGGCAAGTACGGTGAATTGTCCGGGATGCATCGAAAGTCGCACATCAAGGGCTCTTGCCGCTTCACCGACTTTTGCAAACTCTCTTTCCGCATATTGTACCACGTCAGGACGCTGCCAATAATAAGACCAATCCCGCTGGGTATAAACAGGAAGTACATCAGAACCCAATCGTACCATCCGAAGTTCAGGTGGAAGACTTCCCACATATTCAATCAACCTCTTGTATGACGCAATGTTATGGACCATAATGTCCCACAAGCGTTCTTCAGCAACATCGCGTGTCTGACGGTTAAGCCACTGTACTGTTGTGCTACGAGTATTTAGCGGTCGTTGAATTTCTTCTA